AAGTGAGAAGAAATGAAGTTCAAAAAAAAAAGGAGTGTATGATAGGTTATACAGATTTTTCAAAAAAAGTTTTTTATCTCGCCTATTGACTTTTTATATAATATTGATTGCCCTAAGTTATATTAGCTTAAATAATGGTGGAATCGTAGTTGACTTAATTTGTTTATTTTTAGTGGTTAAGTACATTTATATATTTGGTTATACAGAGTCCAAAAGGTGGGGTAAATGAAAATATTATACTGTGGTTCTGCTAAGTCCGTTCTTGTCAAGCAATGGTGCGATGAGTTTGTTAAGAGAGGACATGAGGTATATCTTATGACATTCCATGCTGTGCTTCATGATTTTAATGGCACAAAAATAATTAAAGTTCCGACTTTTAATGGTCTTGGTAGGTTAATTAGATGGTATAAAATTATTAAAGCTATAAGATCCATCAAACCAGATGTGATTCATGCTCATTCTCTACAGACTTATGGTATTATCCCTGCTGTGTTTTATAAGTTTACTGGTAAAAACATTTTCTCAGTTGTGGATTGCATGGGTTCGGACATAGGTGAGACCACTCAAGATAAGCCAGAACTTAAGAAAAAGAACAATTATATTTTTAGGTATGTTGATCTTGTGACTGTTAAGGATAGGTTTGCTCAGGCTAGGGTCTATGAGTTAGGCTGTAACCCACAGAAAACTATGATTCGCCCTTCCTTTGCTGAGTTTAATGCTTTGACTTTACACACCAAAAAACAGAAAAATTCATTTATTTTCCTAAGGAGATTTGAGGATAAGTACAAGTCTACTAATTTATTTGAAGTTATTAAAAAAGTTGTTCAAGCCATTCCTGATGCGAAGTTCATTTTTGCAAAGAGATATGGTTGGCAGAGTTTGTACTCTATTTTAACTGAGCATAACTTGACTAGCAATATAGAACTTATAGAAACTGATCATGCTACAATCCAGAAGTATCTCGCAAAGGCTAATATTTATTTTGACACATTCTATTCTACCAACTTAGTTTATGGTCATGGGCATGGCACTACCACTATTGAGGCAATCTTTTCAGGCTGTAAGTTAGTCCTACCTGATAGAGATGAGTATAATGATTTTATGTGTGAGACTTATAAACATGGTGATATGTCTGATCTTGCTAATGCATTAATTACAACAACTAAAAAAAGAAATGACATTATAATGATATATAATAAGAAGAATAATAAAAAATATATAATGGATAAATTTGAAAAAATTTATAAACAAGGATGGTGGAAATAAATGAAGTTATGGTTGATACTTGTTCTGTGCATTATGTTTGCACCAATTATATTACTTTATTTATATATTAAATGTCGTATGCTTGTGGATAAAAGAAGACAAAAAAGAGTGTTTGGTTAAGTGGTGGAATAATGTTAAAGATTAATAAAATTTATAATATGGATTGTATTGAAGGTATGAAACAATTAGGAGACAATTCAATAGATTCAATTGTAACTGACCCCCCTTATGAGCTTGGTTTTATGGGTAAGAAATGGGATAATTCAGGTATTGCTTACAATGTAGAGCTTTGGAAAGAAGCATTTAGATTATTAAAACCAGGAGGTCATTTACTTAGTTTTGGTGGTACTAGGACTTATCATAGAATGGCTTGTGCAATTGAAGATGCAGGTTTTGAGATACGAGACCAGATACAATGGATTTATGGTTCTGGATTTCCTAAGAGTTTGAATATAGGTAAAGCTATTGATAAAAATGGTGGTAATCAGTTAAATTGGTTTATTCCATATATTATTGAAGTTGCAAAAGAAAAAGGAATTACTAAAAAACAATTAACAGACTTATTTCCATCTAAAAATGGTAATCCAACTGGTTGGTTATATAATAAAATAAAGTGTCAAAATATAACTATTGAACAATATAATAAAATAAAAGATTTTTTAGAATTACCATTTACAAGTTTAGAAGAAGCAGAAAGAGAAGTAATTGGTAAATCTAAAACTAATAAAACAGTATATCAAAGAATAGGTTCTGATAATGAGGGTGGGGAAATAGATATTACTGCACCTGCAACAGACCAAGCAAAGCAATGGGATGGTTGGGGAACTGCTTTAAAACCTGCACACGAGCCTATTGTTGTAGCACGAAAACCATTAGCAGAGAAAACTGTTGCAGAGAATGTCTTAAAGTATGGAACTGGTGGAATTAACATTGATGAGTGTCGGATTAGAACAACTGATAAAGATTTAAATAATATAATTAAAAAAAATAATAGTTTTGGTAATGTGAATAATAAAGAGTATGATGGAATTCATTTTGTAAATACAAACAGAAATATTAAAGTAAATCTTCAAGGAAGATTTCCTTCAAATGTAATTCACGATGGTAGTCAAGAAGTTATTAGTTTATTAGGAGAACCTCAGAGATTTTTTTATTGTGCTAAGGCGAGTAAATCGGAACGAAATAAAGGACTTGAAGGGTTTGAAGATAAACAAAAAATATTTAATGGTCAATCTGATAAATCTAGTGAAGATATGAAAGATGTTGAAAAAAGATTTACAACAGAACCAACAAAAAACAACCACCCAACCGTAAAACCATTAAAGTTAATGGAATACTTAGTAAGGCTTGTAACTCCTAAAGATGGTGTTGTATTAGATCCATTTATGGGTTCAGGCACAACCGGAATTGCTGCAAAGTCCCAAGGATATAACTATATAGGTTTTGATATGACTGAAGAATACTGTAAGATAGCAGAAGCAAGAATTAAAAGTGTAGAAAGACAAAAGAGGTTGTTTTAGGGTGGTGCTTGATATGAAGAAGCTAGTAATGTGTGTTTGGAATGATTTTGACAAGGATGATAGAGTAAGAAAAAAAGCTTATTCTTTATCTAAGAAGTTTAAGGTCGTTGTTAAGTCTGTATGTAAAGCCCCAAAGCCACAGCATGTTCGGATCATCTCACCTACACTCTTGGTTGAATACTACTGGGTTACCAAAGCCAGAAAGCACAGCCCTAGGTGGTTCTTCTATAGACTTATTGCTAACAAAGAGTTCTGGATTGATAAGGTTGAACCCGCTGATGTCTATGACTGTAATGACCCTGACACCTTAGTAGCTGGTGTGATTGCCAAAAAGAGGTATGGGTCTAAGCTAGTCTATGACTCACATGAATACTGGGCTAGGACAATGCGGAAGGAGGCTACTCTTTATTATACTTTATATTCTTATATCGGCAATTTCTTACAGTACATCAGAGAACTGGCTTATTATAAGTATGCAGATAGAATCATCACAGTCTCCAAGTCCATTCAAGAAATTTATAAAAATAAGTACAATAAGCCAACATATTTAATTTATAATTATTCTAATTATAATAAAGACAAAGTCCTACCATTTAGTCAGAGAAAGAATATTGTGGTATTCCTTGGTGGAAAGGTAAGGGTCGGTGTGTCTAAGCACTTCAAGTTATTCAATGAGCTTGGGTTCAAGGTGTTTGTTATTGGTGTGAACGGTTCTTCTAAGGGTGTGTTCTATACTGGCTTCCTAACCAAGGAAGAATACAGAGTGATTATGCGTGAGTGCATTCTTGGTTTCTATGCACCTGAGAACACCTGCAAAAACATATACTATTCTATGCCTAATAAGATATTTGAGTATATACAGTCTGGGCTACCAATTGTGGTGAATAACATGAAGGACATGTCTGGGTTTGTGAGTGATAATAAGCTGGGTTATGTCTTTGACAAGTCAATTAGTAAGTACCATTTACTAAGCACAATTAACCAGGATTACATTTATGATAACTTAAAAAAAGCAAAAAAGAAGTTTAGCTGGGAGAGCCAAGAGCCAAATCTATTCAAAATCTATAAATTTAACTAACCGAAACCCTTATAAACATTTCTATCCATAATATATGTATATTTAAAAAAAATGAGGTGTTTGAAAATGAATTTAGAAAAAATAATGTATGGTGAAAGAAAAGCAAAAAAAGTTGAGGAGTTAAGACTAAATCTGGCAAGTTCTTTTTATAAAGGTGCACTTATGTCTGATTTCGCAAAAGTTTATGCTGGTAAGGACATTGCTTTTGAGGTTAAATAGTGAATAGATATGGGAGATAAACATAAATCTGTTATAGTGTCATTAATATTACTGATATTATATATAGCTTTATTATACAAGCCACATACCATTATTGAGTTTATAATTTATACGGTGTTATTTATGGTTGGTCATTCTTTCAATTTTATTTTAAATAGAAAAATGTTTTTCTTAGAAAAGGATGTGAGTAGATATGGGGTTAAATAGAGATAGTGTATTACCACTTATACTTGTGATAATTATAATAATCATAGGTGTTTTAATTGGGCTTACTTCTTATAATGTAGATCTTAGCAAAAACCGTGCTTGTATGGAACTAGGCTATGACCACTACGCCACATACAACTCTGAATATGTTTGTGTTGATGAGTCTGGTAATAAATATTTTGTAGAAATGGAACCAGTTGCTAGTCCACGACTTACTATTGAATATGAAGCCCATGAGATAACCATTGGTTATGTTAGGACAGTAGGTGAATAGATATGGGTAAAATAAAACAAAAAGAAATATTTATTTTATTAATCTTATGGGTTGCACTTTCATGTGTGGTTGCTGCATGTTTTTATAATTATAACATGAACATCAAGGCTAACTGTGAAACACTTTATGGTGCTGGGTATGATGCTGAGTTAATTAATTTGTATGAATATTATCCTGATTTAATTATTGATTCTGCCTTAGGGGTTGAGCATTATGAGTGTGTTATCACCCTTAATAATCATGAGAAATATGGTCTAAGAGGAATTTATTATGATAAATTAAATAGTGATTATGTTGGTGAGTGGATTAGCCTTGCCAGAAATAATCAAATAATAGGTGATTAATATTTATTTTATATGTCCAATCTGTAAAACAAAAAACCACACTGAAATAGCAGTTAATGGTAAGATTATATTTAGTAACTGTGTAAGGTGTGGATATAAAGTAGGGCATTCCAAAGAATATTTTAAGGATTGAAATAGAAAATCTTAAATATAAATTAAAATACTTAACAAAAAATAAAAAAAAAAAGGTGAAAAAGAATGAATGAAACAGAACAAACAAAAATATATTATGACAAAACTGACCTGAAGGACATCCCTGAGCTTTTACCGGCAAAAGTTACTAAGATTGTTGTTAAGACTGCGCTTGAGATTTTTAAGGATGAAGCAAAGGACAAGGATCAGAAGTTGTTCTATATAGAGTTTAATAATGCACAGTATGATATTACTGGGAACACAGTCTTCACATATTTCAATAAAGCTGAAGTTCCAAAAAAGAGCCACTTCGGTAAGTTCATTGCTAAGTATGAGAAGCTAGAAGAAGGCATGGAAGTTAGCATTATACAGAATGATAAGAACTTCTGGAAGATACTAATCTGAGGGAGTGATTAATTTTGCCATCAACCATACTAAATAAGTACAAATCATTTACTGATAACAGGGAATTCAGCAGTAAGACAATCAAACAAAAAGAAGCCTTAAGGAGATATATCAAGAGATTCAATAGTAAATGTTATACCTTTGATGACTTGTTTTTCTTGCATGTGGTGTGTGGTGGGGACACAAAAAAGTTTTACCAAAATTTAAAAAATAAACACGAGGTGTATAATAAATGGAAGAACCAAAAAAAATGATTACCGAACTGATAGGTAGTCTTAAAGAAATAACATCTGAGTTAGAAATAATTGAAGGTATGATGGGTACTAATGCTTTATTGCAGAGACCACTGGAAACACTGAATCTAGTTCAGCTTAGGTTATATGATACATTTGAGAATTTTAATCAGATGTATAGAGAAGCAGAGCAATATTTCTTGGAACTAAAAACACAAGTAGAAGATACTCAGATTACAAACAAGAAGAAAATAGAGAGTATAAAAACCGAACCAACTGAACCAGTAAAACAGGATATAGAAGTGAGACCAGCTGATGAGGATATTGCTGATACAGATGCAAAGAACATTGATGCAACAGAGAAGATACAAGAAGTTAATGAGGATGCCACAATCACAAACAAATCAGACACTAAGCCTAAAGACCTAGATGATGACGAATATGATGATGACTCCGATGAGGATGATGACTTTATAAGTGAAATCAAGAACAAAATGAAGTGAGGTGTCTTTTATGACTGAGATTGATATTGATGCAGAAGTAAGGAAGTCTATAATTGCCAACCAAAAGATTAGGTTTCCTACTGCTGAACAGATTGCGTCTGTTAAGACAAATGCCTTACTTCTTGGGCTAAAGATAATCACATTAAAGGCTGGTGAGTCAATTAAGAACGATGAGAACTCTAAGTTTGTGTTTGAGTTCAGGAGAGTGAAGTAACCATGAAAGAAGAAAAAAAGAAAGAACTGCTTACTTACTTTGTTGAGAAGTCCAAGTTGATGACTAAGAAATGGTCTTGTGATAACCTACTTAAGACCACTAAAGAACTTGGGATGGTGAACACCATTGCGGTTGTGATTATGGCGGTGCTTACTCTATTCACATTCAAGAGTGCATCAGCACCCTTCTTTCTTGGGGGTTGCATGTTCTTCCTGGTTGGCTGGATTGTGTGTGTGATCAACACCAAGAGACTCAAGAAGGAATGCAAAAAAATAAACATGGAGCTAAACAAGATTGATAAGTGATGCTCTATGATTAGAACACAACTCACTGTGGGTTTTAGTAAAGGTGATGTTCCGCTTGTGTTTGACACACAAGCCCAGGCATATCATGAAATGAAGTTGTATAGGCGATTTGGGTTCAGGGTATCACTTAGATACCTTGATACCAGAAAGCATATCCCAAAGAGAAAAAAGTGGGTATAAAGAAGTGATAAAAAATGAATAAAGAGGAATATAATGTAAGATTTTCAACAGAGAATCCTGATAAAGTAAAAAAGATATTAGATAGTTTAGAATGTAAATCTAAAGAGGAGTTAGACACTATTATCAGAAATATACATGAGACATATTTAACTGAAATGAATAAAGATATAAGATTTTGGGTGAGTATGTTTGATTATTGTAATCATATTAAATATTTAGACATATCTAAAAAAGAACCTAAAATGTTTATTACATCTAATATTGAATTTTTAGAATTTATAGAGGATTTAAAGAAAAAGATAAATTATTTAGATGTTATTAGTGTTAAGGATACAGTCAAAGCCATTAAAGAATTAGACAAAGAAGGTGTGAAAAATGAAAGATAAGAAATATAAATTAACTGTTGAATATTATATAATAATGTTTCTATATAGTTTTATTATGTTATTATTTTTAATAAATTTTTATTTTCAAAATAAGATTAATTGGATGATAGATGTTTTTTTTGTGGGATTAGTATTAGGTATAATTATGCATATAGTTTTAAAAAGTATATTCAAAGAACCAATTACTGAAATTATAGAAAATAAAAAGGTGATTAAGTATGGATGAAAAAAAACATAAAGATTCTTCAAATATTGGAGATATAATATTTTTATATATATGTATGGCGTTTGTTTTAATTGTATATATTATGATAATTTTGAAGCTTTGGGTTTTAGTATTTTTTTTAGTTTTAACTGTTATAGTTGGGATTATGTTTTATTCTGAGTGTGCGAAGTAATAAAAATATTTAAAAGGTAGTTAAAAAGGAGAATGAGAAGTAATGGTTAAAAAAAAGAATACCATAGGTGTTGAAATTATAGAAAATAAAAAGGTGATTAAGTATTGATGAAAAGAAACTAAAAGCTGGTATCCAAAAAGTATTTTATATGATTGCGGATATTTTTGTTATGATAATATTCATAATCATATATTCAATTGGCTCATTGGTTGAGTATGTGAACAGACCAGCACAAAAAAATAAAGAAGAAACAAAGAAAGAAGTTAAGAAGGATACTAAAAAAGATGAATTGGACTTATCATTCACAATAGACTAGCTGTGCATTCCTATTTTTTTGAATAGTATCACAGTCATCTATTCTTTTATCATTCAAATATGTAAGCACAATCCCACTCTTTTTATAATCTTGGGCGTGTCCAAACTGGTTTGTATCATATCCTTTGAAGATTGCATAATAACCATAGCCCCATTGGATATTAAATTCAATATTTCTATCTAAACTCTCTGTGTACCCTACTGTAAGCAAGTCATCTAGGTTAGAGTTAGGTAGTGCAATTAGATTTACTGCACATGCAACCACAAAAAACAAAGTGAAGTAAATTATGAAGCACTTTTTAATAGCATTAGTATCATTTTCTATGTATTTAATTATGTTCAGAATCAAAAAAGGCACACACAGGAATATAAACTTATAATTCAGAACAGTTAATACACTTAATACCAAAACTACTACCCAGTTTTCCTTAATTCTGGATGGCTTGAGATATGCAAACCCAAGTGTTAGTATTAATAATCCATAAATTGGATAGTTCTCAGAGACTTTTAAGTTAGGCAATATAGATTGGTATAAGGTTGAATAGAAAGGTAGGATTGATGCAGTTGCTAGTCCGTACCAGAAGTGCTTGGTCATTATAAATATTATAGGTATAAGATAGACTGTGAATCTCCATAAAAATACTGCAATTACCAAACTTGCAATGCTTAGCATTATGTTCTTATCCCATATCTTCTTTTTATTGTCTGAGACTTGGTATCTTGTTGCAAAGTAGATTGCAAGTAGCATGAATGGTAGCCCAAACAGGTCATCTTCTAGCCTAGCAAAGATAACAGAGAAGAAAGGGAAAGCCAGAAGAAAGAGCCCTGCTAGGTATCCAGTTTTTTTGAATCTAAGTCTTGCGGTCATTGAGAATATCACAGCACTGCATAGTGTTAGTACAAGCATAATAATTTTTATAATATTAAAGTTAGCTGGTATTAAACTGAACACACCTGTAGCTAATGAAGTTGTTAATGGTAGTGTGTTTGTTATTCCATAAATATAGTTCATGAAATAGAAGCTATCCATCCCAGTTGGCACCGACCTAAGCCAGTAGACTGTGAAGAATATAGCTACTACTATGAATATGAACAAAAGCTCTTTATATATTCTTTTCATTACTTATCTTTATTTATTTTATTTTCATTTATATTTTTTATAGTCTTTTTCTGTTACTATTCTATAGCACTTATGTTTCTTTTTCCCAGTCCCATACTCACCATAGATCATAAACCTTCGTCTACCATTTACCATCATGGACTTAGTCTTTATTTTTGTGTGTGGTACTATCACATTTTTTCTTAGCACTACTGAGTACATCTTTACCATACTTAATCATCTCCTTTTTTTTCCTTTATAATATGGTGCTTTATGCAAACCCATAATTATATCTTCTGGATTCAATCCTAGCTTTTTAGCTTGTTTTTCTAATGGTGTTAATTTTATATGATCATAACTACTTTTGTGTTTTTTAGTTAGATATACTATTTTTGTTTTGTATATGATTTTAGTAGCCCTTCTTTTTCTTGGTTTCTTTTTCTTATACACCATTTATTCTCAGCTCCTATTTTTTTAATATATAATTACTACATACTATTTTTTAAAAATCTTCTTTTTTGGCTAAAAAAGTTCTGTGTGTTAAGCATCATTTTTCTTGTGTACTTCCTAATTCTATTTCTTGGTTTGTACTTATTCTTGTTAGGATCATTAATGAAGTTATAGCACTCGTTTGGCGTTTCAAAGCTCAAGAGTGGTTTATTATTCTCTGTGACTAACCACCTTTTGTGCCTTGCGAACTCAGATGTGAGTGAACTCTTATTTAGTCTATTTCTTTCAACACTACCTTTCGGATAGTTTAATGCTGTGAATTTTCTTAAAACTACCTTGTACATTTGTCTTTCACCTTTGTTATATTTAGCAATCTAGAATCTGAAGAAATCAAATTCACTTTTTTTGTAACCCTTTCTCTTTTTTGTTTGCTGAGGGAATGTACTTTCCACCTTTTTGGTGAACTTAGCATGTCCTCTTTTTAATTGCCTACCGATCTTTTTAAGTTGCCTCTTTCTTTTCTGGAATTTGTCCTCTAGCTTTTGTAGTCTAGCCTCACTTTCTTTATAGGACTTGACTGTCTTTACTACACCCTTGATTGCACCCTTTCTTATCTTACCAAGTCTTGCCATTCTCCTGGCTTGTGCAACTGTGAGTGGTACTTTCTTTTGTTTTCTTTTTAGTTCTTTAATCTTTGCAGGATTAGTTGTACCATATAGCTTCATCCACAGCTTCTTTTTCATTTTTTCTTTTTTATCTTCCCAGGATTCATACTTCTTGGTTTCTTCTTTATACTCATCCTTTAAGTTTTTCCATTTTTGTATAATACCCATTTCTTTTCACCCTTCATCCTTTAATTTGTTTAAACAGTTCCATTAATTCCTTAAATATTCTTTTATCTTTTCTATTTTGTTCTGATAACCATTTATTATGTAATGATGTGATTTTGCCAGAGAGATATTGCTTGGCTTTTATTGTATCATCTGGCATATCTTTAATTAAATCTTTAAGATAACTAAATCTTTTATCCCAGTATTTTTCTCTATTACCCATATATATCTGTATTTATTTATATTTAATTACCACTTATCTCTGGGCTGAATTGAATAACTTCATGACGAATATACCAATCCCTGCACCAAGCACCACTGCAATAATAGATAGAATTATCTTGAACACTTGTGTATTGCTCCAAGTTGACATCATACCTATTAATAATAACCCACCAAACATCATAACTAATGGTGCTGGGATATTCATATAGAACATAAATATAACTAGACCAATCAATAGTATGAACCCAAACAATGCAAGTGACCCAGTTGCCATTGCACCGCTTTCAGTGAATATGCTTTCTAGAGATTTTGTAGCTAGTAATGTTAAGTTTAAAATCATGGTTTTGCTCCTGTAAACATGCTAACAATGTATGCAGCAAGATAGAATAATGCAACTACTTGGAATATACTAACCAATCCAACAAGTAACCAAAGTATTAGCATTGGCAGTCCTATGTTAACAAGTATGGCTGTGTACCCAGCCACAAGCCCAAGTATGAGCTTTTTGAATGTTGAGTATTTTGAAACACCACTTTTGGCTTCAAATGTAGGTAGCTTATCATAATCATCAGTTGCCTCTGAGCTGCCTACTACTGTGTAATTTATATCTACTACTGACTGCTGTGCTGCTAGTTCTCCTGGTGTCTGATCAATAATTTTCATTTTATCAATCCAAGTATCATCAGCTAGACCTAAGCCTAAGGTAACTATATTTATTGCAAACAATATCATTGCAGCACCCATGATTGTTTTTAAGTCCATACCTAATCACTTATCCTCTTACTCATCATAAAAAATGCAAATAACACACATAAGATATACAAAAACTTACCTGTATCAAATCCAAACACAACCACACCAGTATCTAGCCAACCCAAGAACATAAATATCCCAAGTATAAATAACCCAAGGAATGTGGATGAAGTTATATCTAATGGCATACCAGATAGTCTAAGTCCAGCCACAAGCCCAACTGTGCATAATATTGCTAACAGTATTGAAAGCAAATGCCCAAAATCATTTGGTATGTCTTTTAGTATTTTAAATAAATTTAAGCTCCCAGTAATTTGTAGAAATATTGTTTTCTTATATTGCTTAGATATACTATCACCATCAATTATATAATTCACAGTTAGATAGATATCAGCTGTTGGGTAATTAGTATCTAAACTTGCACCTGCTAGTGTTTGGTCAATATCAATCATTACCCCTGTTTCATTTACCACTACACTATCTATTAACATATCATTTTGGTATAGCTCAAGTGTGTATCCTGTCACCACATCTATGTTTGTTTTTATGTACCCACCTATATCAATATCACTACCATATGTGTAATAATCCTCTGTCCCATTCAGGTCAACATTCATAATCAAGTAATTAGCAATAGGGTCTTCACCAATCAAGTTTAAGATTAAATAAAATGTGTCTGTTGACTCCCTAGGCACAATCTTGTAGATATTCTTTAGTGTGCCTTCATAATATAACTGTACATAGTATGATTCAAGTGGGTATGCACTAAATGATACCTTACCAGTATCATCAGTTGTCTGTTGACTCACTAATGTGTAATTAGTATTAATGTATCTATAAATTTTCATATCAATTTCTGGCAATGCTCGTTCAAACTCATCCACGACATATATCACAGGCACGACCCCGTCATCTTCTGTTAATAGGTAAGGCTGTAGGATATAACTGGATTCATAGTCAGAACCAGTGGGCATCTTAAGTTCAAATATTCTAGGGATATATTCTCTATCTAATGGTGTTGCATTATAATCTGATATAATCACACTATAGCTCTGTGTAGTCCCTGGGAACATATTGAAAGTTATATTAGAATCAGTCACATTGGTATCGGATATATTTAGTAACCCACCAACTATCACATCATATGGGCTTATGTCCACTAGTGTGATTTCATCCTTAGGCTTAAGAACAGTGGTCTCTACCATTTGGTATATATGTTCTACTGAGCCAGTCCCATTAATATATAGGAACTGGTAATTGCCATCTGTGTCTAAGTACATTGTGGTCAGTCCTGAGGCATCAGTTATTGCAAGGGAGGCATATGGCTGTAGCTGTATCATATCCCAAGCACACTTTTCAAACACTTCTAGCTTGATTAGGTTATAACCCCTAGTAGATATGCATGTGGTTGGTGAGTTAGCACAGCCGTTTTGGTACTCAATATATGTTCCAGTCACTGGGCTAGACAACAAACCATTAGTATACTGTGATCTATAGTTAGCACCATCATTATCAAAAGTGATAGAGTATCTTTTCCCTGCAGTTAGCTCAGTTAACAATGGTAAAGCCACATAATCAAAATCAGTATTAATATCTAGTTCTAACAACAAGTCCTCAGTATCATAGTCATATAGATAGGCTTTAGTGTACTGAATCACCCCATCATTCTCAAAATAAATCCTGTTCAAGTACACATCAGATAGCACCTCAAACTGCACACCGTCTATATTATTGGTTACTAGTTCAGTAGTATAGTTACTTGTCAATGATTCATCCACTAGCACCAAGTTGTTACCATTAATTTTCTGTGCGTATATATATCTGTTTGACCATAGCTCATCAGTTGCTGACTTACCAATAAATTCAATATAAGTGCCTTCATTAACTGGTAATAGTGCCATGTTTATATCGTGATTACTAAATAAAGATAGGTATGGATTGAACTGTCTTTGTGTGTGTGTGACTGTGTCCCCTACCTTTCTTTCTACAGTTCCTGTAATTGGTTCAGTTATGTTATAATCCTCAAGCCATATTTCCATGTATCCATTCTCGTCAACTGGTAGGTACTGTGAATTGGTTGAGTCATAAACAATCACATTCCCATCAAGTGTATCACAGGTGTTCTCGTCAAAAAACTGAACTGTGAATCTTGAATAGTTTACATCAAATGTATCATCCGACCAGAATGTATTCCCATCAACACTGATGTATGAATATAATGCCTGTCTAGTTAATGTATCTGGTAACGCAGTAGTTATTTTAAATGTACTATCATTAAATTTATATTTATTAATTTTATTTTCTTCAACATATGTAATTATATTTGAGTTATAAATTATGTTTTGATAAAGATAGTTGGAATCAGTATTCACATTTATTTGTGTGTCCAAACTAATTGTATCACTTATAAAATTATAATCTAAAGAAATTATATCATCTAGGGTTTGTAAATATACTTGATTTTGATCTTCATTAACTGTCATAGCATATGTGGTCTCACCAATATTATAAGTTGTTATTGGTGTGGATGCTGATGCGAAGTTATTAACAAAATTAGTATCATAGTCATAAACACTAAGTGTATCTTTTACTAGGTTCAAAGCAAAAGCCCTATCATTATACTCATACAAATCCAAAAAGGCTTCTGATTTATTTGTAGTAGTTGTAACATTCACATCTGTGTCATAAGAATATAAAATCTTACTTACTGCATTATAATCTTTATAACTTATATAAAAACTATTCACATCAGGGTCATGCCAGATATCGCTTGAATTGTATGCACTGGTTATTCCCTTTTGCCCATCTAACACAGTTGAATCCAAAGCAATCAGATCCTCAATTTTATAAAATATGAGTGCACCGTTAGACCAATTATTCTGTGAACTTGCGATGTAATTAAGGTCATTGGGTGTGGTGAAAACTTCAAGCCATGTGCAGTTATAATCAGCACCATAACTATAAATCACATTACCAATATTATGGTTACCAGCTGAGTTTATATTATCATCAGTAACATCATATATATTAATTCCGTTCTGGTTGTTAGATAGGAATATATATTCATTACTACCATCGTTAAAGTAATCCACATTATGGACTGTATCGTTTGTATCTATTCTTGATAAAAAAATAAAGTCATTAGTAGTTGCATTATAATCATAAATTAAAACACAATTACCATCTATTAAATAATAATATGATGTATTAAGTATTTGAAAATAACTAGTAGGGTGTGTTGTATTATAATCTAACAAATCACCAGTAGTAAAGCTTGAACTTACTAGTTGTGTTTCAGTACCATCAAGTGAGTTAGTATCATTCACACCAAAGTTATAATCCTCAGTTCTATATAAATAATAATTATAATCTATCATCCAATCATAATTAGTATTAGGAAACAAAAAACCTAGCTCATTCTCAGCTGGGTTGGTGATATCAGCATTGTACACATTGTTGCTTATTGAAAAATTATCATCAGAGAATATTGTTTCTGATGAAATAAAATTTAAATCATAATAATCTACAACATCTATATTAGTTATATTTTGTGAGTATGATCTATCAAACCAACCACCAGCTAGTGATGCACCACTCATAAAAAATATATGTGTATTTGAATATGGGAAAGATGGTGACATATCGTAAACATTCTGAAAAGAAGCACCATCGCTACCAGCTACAACATAATAATATTGTTGACTTAAACTTAGCGGTGGTGTGAATGTAGCAGTATCACCTACAAAACTTGTAGAATCTAATAATGTTCCTGATGTATTATAGACATATACTTTTGTAGCTGTACATAAATTATTTTTATCTATACTTCTAATCATACTATCTTGAACACCAAGAATTTTAACACCATTATATGTAGTATTACTACCATAGGTAGCTGATGGATAATTTGAACCAGTTTGAGTAAGAGTTATATATGATTTAATATATTTATTTACATCAACAAAACTATATATATCAGTGTATGTATTTCCATCTAACTCATGTGGTAATGCAAAATAATTAGTATCAACAGAAACAACATTTAGATATTGGTTCACATCCCAATAAATTGGTGTTCCTGTTTCTAAGTTCTGGTCAGTATCTATTCCTAGGCTATATTTATAAACTAATTCTGAATTATAATCTGTGTCTGTGTAATCAAGTAGCCAATTATAATTATTCCAGTTATCACTTTTCCAATTATCCATTAGCAATTCGCCTTCTGCTAATGTTATACTTGCACCAGTTAGTGAAATTAGAATTGTTACTGTTGAGATGTCATTAATACTAATATCATTAAACTCAATTTCATTCCAACCAATATTAAGATAAGCCTTATTAGTTCTTTGAACCACATAATTTCCATTACTATCTGTTAATCCAAGCTGTGCAGCATAATCAGTGTTATCAATTTTGGCAAGTACAGTGGCATCTTTAATGTATAAATAATAACTTATATCTTTACCATATATATCAGAGACATATATATCTTTTTTTTGTGAATAAGAACTTGTACTTGTGCTTGTCTTTATTAAGTTAAGTGATGCATTATTAGTATAAAAGGTAGTTGTGTTTAAAGACACACTTAAGCCAGACAATGTAGCGTACCATCCATCAATAGTAGTACAATCATCTATAGCACCATCACCAATAACTAAAAGGTCTGATGGATTTGTAACTGTGTTTGTTGCAGAAACAAACCCACCTATAAATATTGCACTCATTAGTACTAATAATACTAACCAAACTTTGTATTTCATCACATCACATTTATCTATTGTTGACCCCTAACCTTTTTAATATAACTTGCTAACCACATGTACACAACTAATGCTGGTAACAATGCAAATGCAAGATTAATCAAACTAATGTATGGTGTGTTATCAGGGAATGGAATTGCAGCAGTGAATGGATTCCATATACTAAAGAATGCATAAAACATAATGTACACACCAATCAAGCTAAACAGGTCGGTAAAATCAAAACTACCTTTATCATTTTTCATGTTCATTTCTCCTTTATAAATAATATTTAATACAATAAATTTAAAACACTTCTTTTTTTAGTTTTTATTTTCTTTTTTCTTTTGGTCTTTTTTGCATACCAACCTTTAGCAGTAATTCCTTGTAACTCACCTTGGCTATCAATTGCAAATTTTGACTTCTCAATAAACGCCTCTTTCAATCTTAGTGCTTTTGTCTTTGATGGTTGATAGAATTTATTTAGGTTTTTTGGTAATGACTTTTGTACAATCTTAGCCTTACCCTTACCCTTTCTGACTTTGAAGCTTCTTGCTGCTGAGTGGTCTACTGCCCTACCACCTAATTTAATTGCAGAATAAATGTTCCTTTTTTCAGTTGGTTTATTTAGTCTTTTCCAGTTACCTTGTGATAATATAAGAGTGTCATATGTGCTCTTAGTATCAACTTTCTTTTTAGGTTTTGGTTCAAGCTTAATTTTTTTAACTACTGCTTTTTTCTTTCTTGTTGTGATTGGTGGTCTGTAAAATGGATCACTCAAATATGGCTTATAGCTTGGGGTGCCAACATATGGCTTATAGCTTGGGGTGCCAACATATGGCTTATAGCTTGGGGTGCCAACATATGGCTTGTAGGTTGGGTCACTCACATATGGCTTACGGCTTGGTTTTCCAACATATGGCTTATAGCTTGGGTCTCCTGTATATGGTTTATAGCCTTTAACACCTATATATGGTTTATATGGTTTTTGTTTCTTATATGGCTTAGAAACTGGTAACCTAAATGGTTTACCAAATTTATTATAATATATTTTTTTTGCATATCTAACCTTAGGTGCTTTGGATATAGCAGCTGTACCTAGTCCTATAGCTTTAGAAACATCTGGTAAAGGATCATAAAACTTAACTTTCCTAGATATTTTAGATTCAAATTTATATAGATCTTTAGCTTTTATTTTAGGAACTTGTTTTTTGCCTTTAACTAAACCTAATTCTTTATCACTAATTCCTTCAAACATCTTTTTAAGCTTAATCTTTGGTGATTTCTTTGGTGCTTTCCCAACTAAGTCCTTTCCTAACTGCCCAAGTTCAGCTGAATAAATATTAAGTCTTTTACCACCTATAAGTGTAACACCAATCTTCTTTTTAGGTAATAATCTCTCACCTAAGGTAGCCACAACTTCTAATTCACCAGTAGGCATACCAAATGGCTTGAACTTACCAGTTTTCACTTTCTCAAACTTACTATACTTCTCAATAAATCCAGGAGTGAAAGCATCCTTTCCTAATGCAGCTTTGTATTCTGGGAGTATGTGTTTTGGAATGCCTGAGACTGTTTGTTTTTCAAGCAACACAGCTTGTGGCTTACCTCTTACTTGTGCCTTACCTGATAAAAAGTCTAGTAGACTACCTCTCTCCACATCTTCACCTATCCCAAGTCTGCTTACTCTTAGTTGTGGTCTTCCAGTAACCACATCAGGTGGTGAAGCATAAAATAATTGTTCTCTTAATGATAATGTTTCTCTGCCTTTACCTAATGAAATTGGCTTTTTGGATAGCTTACCAAAAATACCAGTCTCTAACAAATCTTGTTGAGCAGTAACTAAATCTAATTCTTTTCCAACAAACTGTGCTTGTTCTCTAAAACTTGCACCAAAGGGTCCTTTTACTTGTTGTCCAGTAAGACTAACTTTTTTTCCTGTAATTTGTTGGATATCACCTATTGTTTTTTCAAGTTTAATACCTTTTGAAAATGCAATTGACTTACCACCAAGTCTTGCTCTTGGGTCTATAACTTTTATACCCTTACCAATATCTATAGTTGGGAACTTGGTTACAAACCCACCTTCACCTTTTGCAAATTCAACCACATCTGCAATATCCTTACCGGTCTTTTTTTCAATTATAGTTATTGCAGTTGGTTGCTTTTTTATAACAACTTTTTCTTTACCTAAGGCTTTAATAATTCTATCAACAGTCTTTTCTCTATCTAAAGATAATACATCAATATCTTTGATGTCCCTAGTAAACTGTGGTTTCAGAACTGATGTCTGTGCATAAGACCCAGCAATCACATCATCAGTACCACTTACTGCACCAATAACTTTTTTCAATTCCTTACTTTGTAATTTTGGAATAATTGGTGCTTCTCTCATTGCTTCTTGTACAGCAGAACCATATTCAGAGACTACTTCTGATGGTTTTACTTCACCAAATTTAAGTGGTTTTCCACCAGCTCTTGCAATGTCTATATCAATTACCTTACCTGAACCTGACTTTACACCTTTAATTGTTTGTATTCCAAAAGCATCAGTCTTTAATGGAACAAACTTAGGTGATAGTCTAGTCACCCCAGCTTTGGCCAACTGGAATCCTTTCACTCCAGCTTCAAACCCAACTAACTCAGCGGTAGTAAGCAACACCTTTGCAAGTTCATACTTCTTGCCTGGTAGTTGGTATTCCCTTTTAATCATCTTCAGACCAGTTTCTTTTGGTGGTTTTTTAATACCTTTTTTTAGTTGAAACCAATCCTTACTTACCTCACCACCAATTGCACCTATGTCTGATTTAACTAACCCAATTATCTTTTCCCCTCTTTCTATCTTTCTTTTTTCTCCAGTAACAAGAAGCTCAGTACCTAGTCTAAATGGGTCTTCTTTTACTTTAGTCACTTCCTTTTTTATTCTTGTACTTACACCAACCAAGGTTTCCTCAACCTGTTTACCTCTCTTGCCTTCAATCTTTAATAATGAAAAAGGAGATAGTATGGCTGTAGGTATTTTTGGTTTTATTGATTTCACCTTTTCAACTATTGGTGAATATCTACCTTTAGCTTCTAAGCCAATTTCTTTTAGCAAAGTAGTTTTTGGTATCATTGATACTCTTTTAGAAGCAACAGCAGAAACTAATTTCCTTTCTGGTTTAGTTAGTGGTTTAGTAGTAATTGCACCAAACATTGTCTTTCTCATCTCTGGCTTATCCACAGGTTTAACCTCAGGCTTGACATCCTCATAAACAGTTGGGGCTTTATAGTTAGTAAATATTTTTTGTCTTAATGCAACTTCTTTCTGCACCTTAGCTGGTGCTTTCTCTAAAGTTGTCTTTTTAAAAATAGTAGGCTCTGCCTTTTTACCAATAGTAGATACAAATGATTTACCACCTCTAATTGTGGTAAACAATTCTTTAACATCTTTAGATGTACTTACATCTATGTGTGGTACTGACTTACCAGTTTTTTGATCAATAGTATATTTCTCACCAGTTGGTTTCTCGTAAATCCTAGCACCTTGTGTTGTAGTTCCAACTAATTTTGGTGCTGTGGGTGTAGAAACAGAGCTACTTGTAGATTTTTTAGAAACAGAGCTACTTGTAGATTTTTTAGAAACAGATTTTGGCTTTGAATCAGTATATACAACAGTAGCACCTTTATACTTAGATAATATGGATTTGCCAACACTTGTCTTAGCAAACTTACTACTAATTCTTACAACTCTTCTAGCCATCAGACACACCTATAAATAATAATCCCTGTCATTATTATATATTTACAGGTTTATAGATAAATTATACACACAAATATTTTTAAACACTTCTTTTTATCTCACATGCCCAAAAGTATTTATATTGGCTCTAATAATTTCTTCTAGCCTATTATCAGAAGTGATTTCCTCATAGGCAACATAGTATTCAGAACCGAATTTATTTAAAAAGTCCTTGTGACTCATTGCACGACCGCTTACTGGATCAATATATATCTTTATATAACCTAACATATGCCCTAGTTCTTTATACTTATTATCTATTCTTATTGGGGTAAATTCATAACCCTGCAGCTCAATAATTTCCTCAAAAGCCAGGGACTGATGCACACAGTTATTAGTTTGTAGGTTATAATCATTGTCTTTATAGAACTTATTTAGCACATTTAAATAATTCATGTCCTGCAATAAATAGTCTACCCTATGTAGATTTTGGAGGCAAATAGTATATTCATAATTCAGGTCATCAGCAACCCTGAGTGATATATCATATTTAGTAATCAAATCATAATACGCTAATTTAGTGCTTTTGATGTCCTCGCTAATATTATTAAGTGCTTTATTTTTATTATCTAAAGTTGTGTTATATTTATCAACTAACAAGTTATAATCATTAATGGTGTTAAACAACATTATTGAAAGAAACAATGTTATTGCACCTAATGTGCATACTATAATTTTTTCCAATTTTATTTTACCCATACAACTCATCCTCAATATTTTTGGTAGATAGCTCAATGTAAGAATCAAGATGATTAATGTTAGTGTGTCCAGCTATCTTCTGTACTACCTTAACATTTTTCTGTTCATCCACAATTAGATTCTGTAACCTCAAATGCCTAAACCCATGTGGATTAATGTTTAGATATTTAGTGCAATAGTAATATACTATCTCTCTTGTAAGATTGCCAAAGAGCAAATCTGTTTCCTTGAATTTCCTATTCCTAATTGCTTTCTTAACTTTAGCCAGATAATTAATAATAGGAATTGTAAGTTGATAGTCTTTGTTCTTAAGCTTGTCAAAGGATATAGGGTATCTTTTGATAACATTCTTACTGTTTGGATTTCGCTTCAGGTTCTGCAGAGTCACAATCAAAACTAATCTTTCCTTATCATACTGGAAATCATTGAACTTAATTAAAAGACCCTCACTTATTCTGCAACCTGTGACCGCTAAAAGACACACTAATGCACTGAATTGGGTTACCCTAAACTCAGAAATATTACAATCTCTCATTAAGTCAGGTATGTTTATAATTTTATTCCTAACATCATTCCAGTTAAACTTATACACATTACTTGTATTAATAAATGCCTTACTATGTTTAACTTTACCTGTTACTTTGTCATAGAAATACACACACTCACCTACCTAAAATACCCACTGTAATAATAAAACCACACTAAAACAATCACTATAGCTAAAAATCCTAACACATCTACCACCTTATATATAATATTTAGACATTATACTATCTAAATGACTCAAGTTTGATTATTCAGATTCTAATATAATTAGGTGAGAAAATGTTTAAAAAGGTTTACATTATAAGTATAATGTAAATTGTTATTTAAACTAATTTAATTGGGTTGGTTTGTTCACAGAATATTTTTAACTAATATATTAAGCGGAATTTGATTAATTTTATCAAACAAGTAATTTTCGCACCTATATTACTCATTCGGTAAAAATATCTTCATACTTTTTTGTCAAATTAGCTTCTTTATTTATGCGTTTGGACACTGTCTTTCTATGGTCTTTATTAACTTTTTGCTTATTATTGTACTCACGCTTTAGCAGGGTAGCTTTGGTTACAGTCATGGTTGGAAATTTTTCAATCAATTTGGAGATAAGCACCCTACCTTTTGGGTTTAGATAAAATTCTTTATTTTTTTCTATCTCTTTGATATAATCACTAATTGTCATGTTCTGTTCCTTATCCTTAGTATCCATTAGACTATCAGCAAATTCATCAAGTATATGGTCTTGGTAGTCTTTCTTTGCTCGTTCATAGTTTCTAATTAGCTGTCTAAAGTCCTTTCGATGAAGTGGTAAGTATAATCTACTATTTGCTATTTTAATCATTTTGTAGATGTCTTTATCTTCTGATACCTTCTTAATATAGTGTGGATACACCCGTCTTATATACTTATCAAATTTATTGATGGAATCTGCTTTTTTAGGGTGAATCACATACTCAAAAGAAAAATTACTAAAATCTTGACTTGGGGCAACACCTTTAAATTGGAAAGACCCAAAACTAAGTCTTCTTATTTCTGCAGACAACTGGGTTTCAGAGGGTAAATTAAAAAAAATAATTTGTCTTTTAGACCTAATAAGAGACATTGTTTTCCCTAAAATTTTGGTTTCCTTCTTAAATGATTCTTTTGAGTTGGCATCAATTTCTAATTCTTCAAAATCAAGAGCTTCACCTATATGATTTGGCTTTTTAACTTTTTTTATAAAGTCTAATGGGTTGAAAACAATAGAGTGCTCATCAAATCTGTGTTCATCAGTTTTTTTATCAACATCAAGACACCAGCCAAAAAAAACATCACCCCAGGACTTCCCTGAACCAGTGTCCCCAAAAGTGATGGTGAAGGTATTATTATTAGATAGATTAGGTCGTCTCCACATTTCATAAAATAAAACTTGTTGTATACCTTGAGCATATTTAATTGTATATGGTATCTTTAGTTTCTCATATAATAAATTCTTCATAGTTCACCCTCTTTCAAGTCTAATATGTTTTTAGTTACTTTCTCTGGAAGTCTGAACTCACCTTCTTCTCTACTACTAATATTTACACCAATCTTGTTCAGGTGTGGTGTAAGTATATTAACAATCCTATGACAATCCTTCACAAAAATTGCTCTTGAGTGTTTAGATTTACTAGCTAGTTTATTATAATCAGCGTCAAGCTTGTCTAATATTATATTTAGTCTATCTCTCTCACTCTCACTATTAATATAAGGCATGATCATGTTCGCTAGTCCATCAACTGCTAACCAACAAGCAGACACAAACTCAAAAACAAATTCCCTCTGTGCGGTAGCAATTATGACAGCTTTGGCACCATTATAACTAGCCATACAAAGATATTTATAATCAAAATTATTAACTGACTTAACATACTCATTAGCCACATTCCCTGGCTCACCGGTGCCTAGTCCGAAATTAGTTCCAGTTGGTTTTCCTGTTCCCATGTGCTTAACACCTCCTGCATCTTTGCAAGTATTAATGGTATGGCTGAATTTATATTAGTCTGGATAATGATATAACCCTTAGTAAAATCGTTTTGTTCCATATCCATATTCAATTTATAAAACCGAACAAAGAAGTTATAAGCATCACTCAGACATGAAAAGTCGTGCTTAGCAACTTCCTTATCAAAGTGCTTGTACTTATCAATGACAAGCACCTTGATTTTCTTTGGGTCTATTATTATTGAGTTATACATGATTTGTGCATCCTCTATTTATTCAAGCTACCCTGTGGGTGATGGCTCTGGTGCATTAGTCAGATCCACTACCTCTACTTGCTGGTCTGTAGATGATACATCACCAGTCATCACCTTTTTCATGTCTAAAACCTGGGATTTCATGCTAACCACTTGTGTTTGCATTTCAGTTATGGTCTTTCCTTGTTGGTACACTAAAAAACCACAAACTAAAACTAATAACCCAACCACACCAATCGCAATGATAGTGGTGTAGTCTTTTTTATCATTCCCTAGTGTCTGCTTAGCAGCCATATAACCATTCTGCCAAGACATATATATAAGCTTAGAAATGTGTTTGGTAATTCCAATACTAGTGAACAAATCATATATGTTCACAAAGGTATTGTTCCTTTCGTAAAAACCCTCTCGTAATTCAACTAATTGTCTTCTGTATTCCTCTACTAATTTAATCCCTGTAAACTTAGGATTACCATTAGTCTCATCAATCATCAGGTCAGTTGCTATTATGTTCTTGATTACTCTTTTAGATTTACCTAAAAACGCAATCTTACCATATATCTTCCCAACAACCCTCTTGATTGCTACCTTCAGAGTCTCAATGTTATCCGTATTTCTCTTGAACATAGCTAGATTACAAAGCTCAATCAATTCTCCGACTTGTTTTATTTCTCTGGTTAACCTGAATTTCTTGAACAGAACACCAATCGGTAGGTCTTCCATTGCAATGTATACTGGAGTACCATCACTATCCTTTAAATGATATGCTTGTGGGAGATACACATGCTGGTCGTCATGCTTCTGTGCACCATTTTTAACTTTAAGAAAATAGTCTGGTGGTAATACTTTTAGTTTCCATTTTAGTTTTCTATCATTAGTAAAATAAAGCACCCAAACGCATTTATTCTTGTTCCATGGCATTTTAGATGCTATCATTTGTCTTAATGCTTTTCCACCTAATGCCAAGACCATTACTAATGCAAATACTAATGTCATAAATAAGAAAACTAAAACTAATATTAACAATATGCTCATTATCTATTCACCTCTTTATTTATTCTTTAAATCCTATTTTTTCCATTTGCTTTAGATTGTAATCTGTTTTTGGTACCCAAATATTAGCAAATCCCGTACCACCTAGTGCAATTCTGATTGCATTTCTTGTGAAATAAACTCTGGTAATTTTATTTACTACAATGTGCTCAAATTTACCAAGAAATAACAGACTATTATCCTCTAACTTAATCACATCCAATTTATTGTTTTTGTTCATATATATATCACCTTTCTTTATATTTTTTTATTTAATTAATTAAACAGCTTGTCTATGAATGATTTATTCTTAACTGATTCCTTGTTATTCTCATCCCTTGACTCAGATCTCCTAGTCTCCATTATTTGTTTAATTTCTTTTGTGGTTGCTGCTCTTAGTAGTGTACCTTTCTTTGACTTAGATATGCTTAAATATAAATTCACATTATTCCTGAAGAATCTAAGTAATTCATAGAAATTATAACCACTAATCAACTCAAGGTACTCAATCTGATCAATAAGTAAAAAAGTATCATGCACATATGGTAACTCAGACACATCTAGGTTAGAATTAGATAAATCTCTGGTGTTAAGTTCAGCAAAATTACTGAACTTAGCCTTTTCCTCAAATCTACCAGTCCTCTTATCTTTAACTCTAACTACATCATAAGATGTCTTAAACTCCGGATTTATAAAGTTATCAAGAATATGAAACTCGGATTCTGCAACCATTCTGTCTGGTGTCTCAGGGTATGGTGTGTCTATATCATCAAATTCACTCATTATATATCACTCTCTCTATTTATTAATAAATATAATTATTCATATCCATTCATAATCTTTCTTGAAAAGTATCCAAAAGAATATGAAAGTACCAAACAACAATGGGATTAACCCAAATATCCATTTAATTAAATCATTTTCATTGGTTATGTTATAATAATCCTCAGTGGCGTAATAATTATCACCTAAGCCCAAGGATATATGGTCTAGTATATATCTTTCGCCATTCACATCAATTGCACAGGTAAGATAAACAGGCATAGTCTTTCTATCCACCCATACCTTAATATTAAACTGATCTTCATTGACATAAAATGTTTGGTTTCTGGCAGACTCAATCCCACCACCAATCACAGTCACTTGTACATCATCTGAGCCATTAGGTAACAAGACCTGATAGGTACAGAAACCTGCTTGAACAATCAAGTCACCGTCATCACAGGAATTGGTTGGTAATAAACACCTAATCAGTCTAAGTTCAAACATATCAGCTGACCACATGCTGGTGGTGTCAACATACACATTCTCATCATATAAAGCAATGGAAACATAACTGTACCAGTTATTGTTCACATAGTTACCATCAATGTCTGTGTTAATATCAAAACCAACTGGTGCAGCAAGGTTCATGTCTAAATTCTGGTCAATCAAGATGGCATGTTGGTTACCATCTAAAATCGCAACATTATTTATTCCAAAGTTCCAATCATAACTTCTATTCTCATCATAAGTGTGATCAACCACAGTGAAGTCCCAAGAATAACCCCAAACATAGTTCTGGTAGGCATATAGTATTGGTTGTGGGTTAGTTAGAACACCCTCTAGGTTATTATATACTGGAAATGAACTTGAGCTCCAGGATGTGTTAGTATCTGATAAATAACCATCCACATATAGTTTAGTTGTCACAAAGCTGTATAGGTGTTTGCCTACATCACTGAACTCAAAACCAGTGGCTAAATTATAGTCATAGTTATTAGAATCAACAGGGATAATTGTGTTAGCAAAAACATATTCTTCATTCCCATCAAATGAATCAGTATAGTTAAATCCAAAAGACATTCTATAAACCCTATTCTCATCATACAGTTCATCTTGGACATTGCAGATCCAATTATAGTCTTTATATGTGTAAATTGTCTCTGATGGGTTGGTAATTGTGTTGCTTGTGGTGTACATTATAAAAATGTCATCTGACCAGTATGTGCTGGTCTGTCGTGAGTTCGCATTATCGTACCAATCTAGATTGAAGAAGGAATAGTATGCTGTGTTATAGTTCAGGTCATGTGTGTTAAAGTCCTGACTGAACTGCTTCCATGTGATTTGGTTATAATCTAAATAATCTAAGTTAGTTAGTCTATCCTGTTCATCCTGTGATAATAAATCTGAATAATATCTCATGTTCTGTTTTTGGTTGTTAGTATCATCCACTAAGAAGGTATAATTATAATCACCAATGTTGAAGACTAGTGAGTCATAATTAACATCATTCTGGTAATAATAGTTTGTGTCAGTTGAATAAGTGAACCACCAGCTATTCACATCTGCTTGGATCAAAGCAGGAGCAAGTGGTTGTGCCAGGTTGGTCTCTGCGTTGTTATGGTAGTTTCCTGATAGGTTGGTTAGTGTCCGCTCTAGCCAAGAATCATAATCCTGGGTGTACTCAGCTGGTATTTTCTGTGGAATATAAGTCATACTTGTGTCTGTCCCATTATAATCATTTCCAGAAAGATCATTTGAGTCACTAATTAATGGATAATAAGCTAAAAGATTAGTATCCCAGTTATTATACTGCCATTCCTGTTGTATATCAGTCGGTGTTAGTATACCTTCTACAACTTTAAGGTGTCTAATTTCACCATCGAAGGTTCTTATTTGGTCATTATTATTCCCAATTATAACATTAGTTGTTCCATCTACTGGAGTTCCTGAGTTTTGGTCAGCAGAGCCGCTTAAAGCTGGTGCTGTGTCTAAATCACCAATATAGAAATTAGCAGTTCCATCTGCTTCTCTTGTTATTGAAACAAATTTCCATTGGTTTAAAGAAATTGAATTTCCACCACTTACAACAAAGGTATTCCCTCCATCTGAACTAAATTGTAAATACTTTAATAAATTTATTCTAAAAATTATTTTATCATTATATAAAATAGCACCTACACCATTCTCCCCAAAACTATAAGGATTAATCCAACCCATAATAGTCACAGCTTTAGTTCCAATCATGTCAGTGCCTGTGTCTACCTTACTATCAGCACCATCAAACAAGGCAGATCCGTCCTGATAGAATCCATCTTCAAAGTTATAATGGAAGGTGTCCTGTGTGCTTGTGTTCCAGAAGATGTCTGAATTAGAATCAGGTATTTCGTAAATTGTGAAATTAGTGATATCCACAGATTCATTAGCATCTGATAATTCTAGAACTATATTAGTATTAATATTATTATTAATAGTTGTAATATATGACCCAGATTCTGAAAATGTATTATCAGACCATGCAGAAGCACCACCTGGTCTTATAGTAATTGTTCCTGATGATATTAAAAAATTTAAAGTTATTAAATAATCTTTACCAATATTATCTTCTTTAATCCAATCAGAATAGGATCCATATATTCTACCATCTACTGCTGTTGATTCAAAATTTGTATCTGAATTAATTATTGAATCTATAGTAGACCATTCTTCAAAATTATAATCTTCTACAAAATCTGTTGAATAATCCACATAGCTACCGAAGTTAATTTGGGCATGGTTCTTGTTCCCAGTCACATCAAACAAGGTGTTCCCTGTTCCTTCAGCTACTGGTAGCCAAGTAAGTAAAGTATCAACAGAGTCATAAATCTTGATATTATAAATTGTTCCTTGTCCAGGGGTATCTAAAAATGTAATTGCATTATTATCAATGTTTAAATCAGCAACTGCAGTTCCTTCATAGGTCATGTAGTTCCAGTCTGTATTATCTAAAAAGGTGATATTGCTATCATCCCAGACTGTTCCTGCATATGAATTAGATAATTCAATATCGTACTTGACCCTACCTGTGTAGTTTAGGTCAGAGCCAAGAACATCCTTGGTTGGATTGGACTCGTCCCTTGGGATGAACACATTCCCGTCCTCTGAGTATCCGTACTGGTTCTGCCAACTGAAGATGGGCTGGGTGTTGAAGAATGGTACTTCTATTATTATTAAATTTGATATAGTGTAGTCTGTAGTTGTTGATGAATTCTGGAAATATAATACACCTCTTGTTGTAGCAGTAGCAGTTAGAATATACGAATTTATTCCATTTATAGCAGTTGTTGAATTACTACTTGGTCCAGATATAAGTGTCTCTCTTAACCCAAAAGTTGGAGCAGTTCCAGAATTTAATGTTAAATCAAATTCAACCAAATATTTTTTTGTATCAACAATAGATATTTGGTCTACTGTTCCAGCAACCTTATTTCCAGAAGCATCACTCGTTGCACTAAATCCATATCTTCCATTAGAAATAAATGTTGTATATGGAATAGTTCCATCGTTAACTAAATTGCTAGTCTGTAGTGTGTCTTGATTCCAGTTCAAGCCATTTGCATTAGTTATTGTCCCGTCATAGCCATTCCCTGAAGAATCATAAGCTGTTGTACCTGAATCCTCATCCATTTTGTATTGTGCTAATAAATCTATGGTTGGGTCATTATTTTCAGGCTGACCATGATTATAAACCTCAGTTATTTGGTTCAAGTCAAGAATGCCTTCATATACCCTTATATCAAACATTTCTCCATCAAAAGATCTTGATGTCCCATTATTATTTCCAATTATAACATTAGTTATTCCTGCTACTGGCACTCCTGAGTTTTGATCAGCAGAACCACTTAAGGCTGGTGCTGTGTCTAGATCACCAATATAGAAATTAGCAGTTCCATCTGCTTCTCTTGTTATTGAAACAAATTTCCATTGGTTTAGTGAGATTGAACCTATTGCAGAAGTTGTTCCTGTTGAATCATCTGATTTTAGTGTTAGTCTTGTTGAACCACCAGAGATATAAAAATAAAATTTACCATTATCTAATATTCTCCCAACAGTCCCTTCTCCCCACCCATAAGGTTTAATCCAACCCATAACAGTCACAGCTTTAGTTCCAATCATGTCAGTGCCAGTGTCTACCAAGTCATCCACACCATCAAAGTTATAGGACTTTCCCTCCTGGACTGGTCTGTTGCTGTCACCAGCCCTATCACCAGTCTGGGTCAGTTCTCTTGGGTCAAAAACCCATTGGAGTAAGCCCTCATCACGATCAGTCACATTGTTATCAAGCTCGTTATTAATGAAATAGGTTTCAGAGCCATCAAAGGAGTTAGTATCATTATACCCAATGGAATAGACATAGTCAAGCTCGGAGTTGTAATCTGCATCAATGAAGTTCCAGACCCAGGTATAATTAGTATCAATAAAAATTGGTAAAGCAGGGGACTCAATGTTCCCATCATATGCCAACAAGCCAGGCAGGAATAGAATTGCAGCAATAATAACTAGAACTAATAAAAATATCTTCTTCTTAAGCTTCATTAAAACCACCCTATTGGTATGTCAATGCCAGAGCCTAAAATAGTTATACCCATTGCAACAAGCAACAAAGCTGCAACCTGGATATATAATTTCTTACTAAAAGCAGTTCCTATCTTTAAGAAAAATGCGATGCTGACAATATATATAATAAATAAATACCAAATCATTTCTTCACCTTAGTTATACTAATGCAATTATATATTTGTGAAATTATAAATAAATTATGCACACAAATATTTTTAAATACTACTAATATTTATATTTGAAAAAAAGAAATAGAAAAGGAGTAGATGCTACTCCATTGTGCTATGCTAACTCAATCATGCTCTCTTGAAAGTTAGAACAGACACTAGAATGAAAACAATTCCGCCAACAGCTAAAATACCACCCATTAGGTCAGTGAAAACTTTTTCCATTGAACCAGCAGTTAGGTTAGCTGCAACATTAACTTTGGTTATAACAAGAACACCAATAGTTGTCATTATACCACCAAACATTGCACCCATTATGTTTGCAACTTGTCCGTTTTCGTTTTTGAATAACATTACATCACCCTTAAAATTTTTAGTATTTTTGTAAATACTATAACTAATCTATATCTTTATTTATATTTAAATACCACACATTTAGAAAAAAAGAGCTAAAACTACTGCAACCAATAAATAAACACCGTACTTAACACTTACCTGGTTGATTCTTGTGTCTAATATCTTATTAAAACTAGTCTCCTTCTTAACAAAGGTATTAAGATAGAACCAAATGGCTTTCTGGAATAAATTGACAATCACTATAACAAGCATACTATACAAAAGCACTTTTAAAAAAAATATATTAGTAAGCCAACCAGCATAGAAAGGCATTAGAGAAATCACAGACAATAAAGCCATTGCGTCACCACCACCTATATAGTCTATCTTAACAAACAACCATAGTGGGAAATATAAAACAACTAGACTACCTAAAATAAACAAAAAGCTCTCTAAACTGAACTCAATCAAGCTAAGAACCAAACCACTAATTAGCATTGGATAAGTAACCCAGTTGTATATCTTGCCATGGAGTTGGTCTGTTCTGGCAATAATAATACAACCAATTACTAGTATTAGTATTCTAATCATTGTAATTAGTTCCATATATATCTCACATAAAAATTATACCCCTATAAAAGGGGTATCCATTTGAATTATAAAATAATTCATTAGCAATTAATATTAAATTACAAAATATTTTTAAAAGGTACTATTAAAAATCATAAAAAGATAAAAAAAATATATTAAGGGATAAACCAAAAATACTAGAGGTTACTTAGCATGGTAAAAACCAATTTATCCCTTAATAATGAGGTATTCAATTGGATCTTGAATATGTTAATTATATTACAAAATATTTAAAAATGGAATGGTATTTTAGTAATTCTGTTACAGATGTAACAGATGTAACAGTTTTTCCACTTAGTTTCTATACATGAGAATTTGAGTGAGATATATGAAACATTAGTAACACCCGTAACATTACCAAATACTTTATAAACTTATTGGTACTTAATATTAACTAATTTAAACTAAAAAGAGGTGTGAAAATGATTATGACTAGAACTGTAAGGAAAAATAATAACCAATTATACTTTTCCATACCCAAAGATATCGCAAAATTAAAAAATATTGATGAAAATGATGTACTCCAAATCCAAATTTTAAAAATATATAAAAATAAATAAATTTAGTGATATTATGGATATTGATGCAATTAAAAAAGAAATAGAATTAAAAAATAATAAATCTACAACAAAATTTAATTTAGACATATCAAATTTAAATAATTTTGATTTAATAAATAAAGAACTATTTTTGAAAGCACCACTATTTTATGATGAATATAAAATATGGTGGGCATGGGATGAGAAAAAAGGATTGTGGAATCAAATTGATGAAACAAGTATTTATATTAAATTTAATAATGTTTTTAATTTGGTAGCTGAAAAATCACCTTTCATATCAAGTGTGAAAGCAACTGTTTTTAATGCCTTAAAAGAGGCAGGAAGAAGATACAAAGAAAATTATCTTAAAGATATTAAAAAAACATGGGTTGCATTTAAAGATTGTTTTTATGATATTGAAGATCAAAAGGTTATTGATAAAGATAAAACTTATTTTTGTAATAATGTTATACCTTATAATTATAAAAATATAACTTGTACAGATACACCTACAATTGATAAATATTTTAAAGATTGGGTTGGGAATACTAAAGATGGTAAAGATTGGAGTCAAACCTTATGGGAGATTATGGCTTACTGTATATTACCAGATTATCCTTTGGATTTTTGTTTTGCGTTAGTTGGAACAGGTTCAAATGGTAAATCAACTTTTTTAAATTTTTTAATAAAATTTATTGATTTTGGAAACTGTACCACATCTGATTTTGATTTATTAACAACTAATAGATTTGAGTGTGGTAGATTATATAAAAAATTAGTTTGCCTTATGGGTGAAATTGATGACACAGTTTTTTCAAAAACTGCTTTGTTTAAAAGATTATTAGGGAAAGATATGCTAAGAGGTGAATATAAAAATAAAACACCTTTTGACTTTTTTAATTACGCTAAATTAATAATTGCAACTAACACCTTACCTATGACCACTGATAAGACAAAAGGATTTTATAGAAGGTGGATTGTAATTGATTTTCCTTATGAATTTGATACTAGAAATGGAGATGTTTTAAAACAAATCCCAGAAGAAGAATTTGAAAGATTACCACTTAAATTAATTAATATTTTAAAAGAAATATTTAAAAATAAAGCATTTACTAATCAAGGTACTGTTGAAGATAGAATGAACAGATATGAATCAAAAGCAAATCCAGTTAATTCATTTCTTAAAGAATATTGTGAAAAAGATATTAATGGATATATACCAGTCTTTGAATTTTATGATACAATATCACCTTATTTAGACAATAAAGGTTATAAACATTTAAGCAAATTACAAATTAGTAAAATTATGAAAGATATGGGATTTGAATCAGAAGTTAAAAGATTAACAATTAAAAATGAAAATAAAAGTTGGAGATGTTATAGTGGTATTAAATGGATAGGTAAATTAGAATATAATTATAATAATGAAGATAATATATTTGAATCAATTGAAATTAAAAATATAGATGAAAAAGAAAAAATCACATTTGATGAACTTATTAAAAAATTAAATATTGAATCTAAAAGTATTGAAGACCAAAAAGAATTTATTAAAAAATTAAAAAAACAAGGTGTTATTGCAGAAGTAAGATATGGTGAATATATTTTAATTGGTGGTATGGTATGACTAGTTGTTTTATTTGTAATGAAGAAATTAACAAAAATAATTTATTTCATGTAATTATTAATGGAGAACCACAAACTATGTGTGTGAAATGTTATGAAGGATGGGTTTTAAATAAATATTATGAAATTGGTATATATGTGAATATATATAACCATGATAATGATTTAGTTTATTTTGAAAAAATTGATAATAAAACCATTACCGAAATACATAATTTAGGTTTGAGTCTAAGATTTTTAAGACAACAACATGAGTTTTTATTTAGCAAAGGTAGTGGTTCTAAATTAGAGTGTTTAATTAAAAATAAAAATTTAAATGATTTAATTAAAGATAATTGGATATGTGATTTTGAAATAAAGTGTTTTAGAAAAAATATTGTTTTTATATGTTCAGTATGTGGTGATGAATATTATTATGAATCATACCGTTTTTTATATAAAAATGGAATATTAAATAATATTTGTAGAAAATGCCATGATGAACAATTTAGTAAAGGTGATGAAAAATGAAAAATAAAAAAGTTGAAAAAGTTAAAATAAATTGGATATTAATAGTTTGCTTTCTTATGGCCTTAGCTCTGGTTTTCACATTTCCATTTGTAGGTAATGCCTTTAAAAACAATTTTGATGAAAATGTTAAAAAAGATTGCATTATATTTAGCAATTTAGGTTATGATACAAACTTATATTATGATGATAAAATATATTATCCATTTAATACTGGTTATTTACATTGTAAAATCAAGTATAAAGAACACTGGTATGATTATTATGATATGGATGAGGTACTTTATTATGATAAAAGAAATTTAAGGAGTGATAAGAAATGAAATATGAAACAGTTTTAGTAACTGGTGCTGCTGGGTTTATCGGCAGCCACCTATGTGATAAACTTCTAGCCGAAGGCTTAGAGGTAATTGGTGTGGATAACTTCCTTTCCGGAAAAAAAGAAAATATAGCCCACCTGAAGAATAATAAGAAGTTCATCTTCTATAATATAGATGTGTCTAAAAAAGAAAATCTATACCTACCATTCATAGAGAACAATATACAGTTAGTTTTTAACTTGATGGCATCAAAAAAGACTATTTGCTTAAAAGATCCACATAGGGATCTTGAGATTAATGCAGGGGGTACACTTAACCTATTGCAATTATCAAAGGAGTATGGTGTGAAAAAGTTTGTGCATATATCCACAGGTAGTGTGTACGGTGACTTAGACCAGAGAGTAATGTATGAAACACATCCATTGCGACCAAGAAGTTATTATGGAATTAGTAAGTTAGCAGGTGAGAGATATGTGGATATGTTTTATACTGCTTATGACATGAACACATCTATATGTAGATTATTCCATGTGTATGGTGAGAGACAGGATGCTAGTGATGTCGGTGGGGTAGTAAGTATATTTACTGATAAAATTATGCATAAGAAACCTATCACAGTTTATGGAACAGGCAATCAAGAACGCGTGTTCACCTATGTCAAGGATGTGGTTAATGCACTATGGTTAGTAGCTAATGAGCCAATATCCAAGGGTCGTGTGTACAATGTTTGTGCCAAACAAGTCTATAAACTATCAGAAGTCCACAAGTTACTCCAGGATAAACTTAGTTATAGACCAATTGTGCGATACAAAGATTGGGTTGAAGGTGATGTCAAGAAGTTCAGAGTTGCTAATAATAAAATTATGAGTATTGGTGCTGAGTTCAGGACTTCATTGAGTATGGGTATTGACAACCTAATTGCCTGGTATCAAGATAAGAACAAAAAAGACTTAGAGGATGAATAACATGATTGACTTTGAGTTAATAGATAAAGTACAGGACATTATCACACTTGTGGCAATTCCGATTGCCACTATTATGTTAATCATTATCTATTTGAGGTGTAACCAGATTTACAAATATATTAAGCAATTAAAAAATAAAAAGGTGGATAAGTGAAATCTTATAAAGAAATTTTTATTAAGCTTAAGTTATATTTTGAGCGGGGTAGGGGTTATCTTTCAATTTTATCTTTTTCAGGAACTGCATTCATTGTGGTATCTCAGTTGAAGATGATGGGGGTTGAGGTTGACCTGACTAACTACACTGCAATTGCAGTGATCTGTGTTGCAATGCTGACAATGTTAATGGGTTTCTTAGAAGTTAGAATGCGGTTCTTCAGCAAGGACTTAGAAGTAAGAGGTATGAAAAATCCTTTATGGCATAGGCTCTATGCTCAGTTAGATAGAATTGAAAATAGACTTGATAAATTAGAAGGAAGTGAGAAGAAATGAAGTTCAAAAAAAAAGGAGTGTATGATAGGTTATACAGATTTTTCAAAAAAAGTTTTTTATCTCGCCTATTGACTTTTTATATAATATTGATTGCCCTAAGTTATATTAGCTTAAATAATGGTGGAATCGTA